ATTTACAATGGCATTTAAAAAAGGACAATCAGGCAATCCAGGAGGGCGACCGAAACAGATCGCCGAGTTGCGCGAGCTCGCGCGAACACACACAAAAGAGGCGGTCGAAACGCTTGTGGCGATCATGAAGCATCCGCTGATGCAGGGCGGGGCCCGGGTAGCAGCAGCAAATGCTTTGCTTGATCGCGGCTACGGAAAACCGCCACAACATGGGACACTGACCATTGACGACCGCCGAGACATCGACCAGTGGAGCGACGGAGAATTACTCGACGGACTCGATTTTCTCGCCAAGCGAAAGACTGGAAACGGTTCTAAAGCGCCGCGCGGCAAGAAAAAGCCTGATCGAGTTCACTAAATACACCTTCCCTCAATATCACGTCGCCGCACATCATGCACTGATAGCATCAAAACTCGAAGCGGTCATGGCCGGTGAAATTGATCGGCTCATGCTTCTGGTGGCGCCACGTCACGGCAAATCGGAATTGGCATCAAAGAGGTTCCCGGCCTTCTATCTCGGGCACAAACCGGACAAGCAGTTCATCGCGGTTTCGGCCACGGCGGATCTTGCAACCGACTTTGGCCGCGATGTGCGCAACACGCTGGCGTCATCTCAATATCAGGCATTGTTCAATACGACGCTTGCCGAAGACAGCCAGGCGAAGGGTAAATGGCACACGTCGGAAGGCGGCGTTTATTACTCGATCGGCGTGGGGGGCAATATTTTCGGACGTGGCGGCGATGTAATTCTTATCGATGATCCGTTTGCTTCGATGGTCCATGCGCAATCGGAGATCGAGCGCAAAAATGTCTGGGACTGGTATCAGGGCACCATCTACAACCGGTTGCAGCCCGGCGGCGCAATCGTGCTGATCAATCACCGCGTCCATGAGGATGATCTGTCCGGCAAACTGATCGAACAGCAGACCGCCGGCGGCGATCAATGGGATATTGTCGAGCTCCCTGCTACACCGGAGAAACCGTTATGGCCGGAATGGTACGACAGCGAAGCGCTTGAACGCATCAAGCGCAACACCCTGCCGCGCTACTGGTCCGCACTCTATGAGCAAAACCCGACACCGGATGAGGGCACTTATTTTCAAAGCGACTGGCTAAAGCCCTACATCAAGGCACCGGACAAGGCGACGCTGCGCATTTACGGCGCATCGGATTATGCGGTCACGCCCGACGGCGGCGACTACACAGTGCATATCGTCGTCGGCATGGACCCGAAAGAGAATATTTACGTGCTTGATCTTTGGCGGGCGCAAACCGATTCGAGCGTATGGGTCGAGACCTTTTGCGAGCTGGTCAAAGCACACAAGCCGATCGGATGGGCCGAGGAAGGCGGCCAGATCAGGGCCGGTGTAGGGCCGTTTCTTGAGCGCACCATGCGTAAGCGCAAAGCATTCGTCGCCAGGCATAGCTTCCCGACAAAGGGCGACAAGGCAATCCGCGCGCAATCGATTCGGGGGCGGATGGCGGTTGACGGACTCTATGTCCCGATGGACGCGCCGTGGTATCCTTCATTCGAATCGGAATTGCTCGCGTTCCCGGCTGGCACGCATGACGACCAGGTTGATGCGCTCGGACTGATTGGCCAATTACTTGACCAGATGGTGCCGGGGCGCAAACCGAAACCTGACGCACCGCTAAAAGACCGTTGGGATAAGGCATTTGAAAAAGTCGATTCTGAGGACTGGAAAACACTCTGATGAGTTCGGGAGAACATATTCCGCTACTGCGCTATCTCGATACGAGCGGCAATGGTGCCGGCGACAAGTCGGGATCGGGGACTATTCGGGCGCGGCGCAGCAGTTTAAATTTATTTTTCCGGGCTCGCCGATCACACTTTCATGTTGCAAGGCTATTACAACTGACGACAGCGCGCATTCGCGAAAGGCATATTGATCATGACCGCAGACACGGCTTTACAGGAAGCACTCAACGACATGAGGAAGGATGATTTGCAGAATGCAGACCTGTTTCGCTCGATCATGTTTGAAAAGGGCTATGTCCTTATCAGCATCAAGGATGCCGATATTCTTGCGGATCTGGCAAATCTCATTCGCAAGGGATGTGAAGTCAGCCCCGACACGCTGCAGGCTATAGGGCGCGAGGGGGAATCATGATGCAGATAACAAGACGCAGACTGTTCGGGCTGTTCGGCGGGGTATCGCTCGCCGCCATAGGAATCGCAATTGGCGAACGTCAAAGCAAAAATAAGCGATACAAGACAGACGCCGAACTATTCGATTATGGCGCTCCGCAGCTCAAGCATTGGGACAGCAAGTTCTTTGCAGAGTATATGAACCAAAATCCTTTTATGAAACGGCAGCTAAATGGTTGAAGCAAGTAAACTGCAATGTTCCGATTGCGGCAAGCTGATCGCGGATCAGGAATTTCTGACGGTTGTGAATCCGTTGGGTGGCTACGGAATGCCGGAGGTAATTATCTGCGACCCATGCCGCGACAGCGACAAATGGGCCGATTGGCGCAAGCGCAAAGGCATTTCAAAGGTTCATCAAAATGGCTGAAGCGGAAACAAAATCAGTCGACGCTGACCGCCTGTCCAAGCTGGTCCAGTGGTTCGAAGATGCGGACGAAGCGCAGGAAGTCGGCGAACCATCACCGCGCCAGCTTCAGCAGCGCGATATAGACTATTACGATTCAATCCAGTTGACCGCAGAGGAAATAGAAACTCTCAAAAAACGCGGCCAGCCGGACACAACATTCAATTTCATCGGCCCGAAAGTTGACTTCCTGATCGGGCTTGAGGCGCAAGGGCGCACCGATCCCAAAGCCTTCCCGCGCAACAAACAGGATTCCGAAACTGCCGACGCGGCAACTGCGGCCTTGCGTTTTGTCCACGACAAAGAGGATCTGGACACGGTATTTTCCAATGTCTGGGAAAACATGCTCAAGCCCGGCTTTGGCGGCTGCGAAGTTATCGTCAAGCGCAGCGCCCGCGACCGGATGGAAATCAAGATCACCCAGCCCGATTGGGATCGTATTTTCTATGATCCGCATTCCCGCAAGCGCGACTTTTCTGATGCGCGTTATAAAGGCTACGTGCTTTGGTGGGACAGGGACGAAGCGACTAAGAAATGGCCGGAGAAAGCATCGATTATCGATGGTACCGTAGCCGAACAAGTAAACGATACCACCAAGCTCGACGACAAGCCGAGCTGGAAACAATGGGTCAAGCCGGTGACGCAGCGGCCACGCCTTCGCGTCGTTACCATGTACTGGAAGGAGGGCGAAGACTGGTTCATGACCCGTTTCGTCAAGGGCGGCATTCTCGAAGACGGCAAGGTTCCTTACGTCAATGACGACGGTGAATCCATCTGTCCGATGTTGCTGCAGTCGGCCTATGTGGACCGGGAAAATAATCGCTATGGTGCTGTTAGACGCCTTATCGGCCCGCAGGATGAGGAAAACAAGGCGCGATCGAAATTCCTGCATCTGTTGACGGTGAGGCAAACAATCCGCGAAGTCGGTGCCGTCGATGATCCGAACGAAATGCGGCAGCAGCTCGCCCGGCCAGATGGTGATATTGAAGTCGCCCCGGGTTTAAGATTTGAAATTGTCGACGCCTCGCCGCAACTGACCGGCAATCTGGCCCGCATGCGCGACGCACAAGGGCGCATGGAACAAATGGGGCCGTCCGCGTCCTTGCAGGGCAAGCCGTCGGGCGATCCGTCAGGACGGGCCATTATCGCCTCACAGCAGGGCGGCATCGTTGAGATAGCTCCCCTGTCCGATCGGCTGCGATCGTTCAAGCGCCGGGTCCACGAGGCAATCTGGCAGCGCATCCGCCAGTTCTGGACTGAAGAAAGAATGGTGCGTGTCACCGACGATGAAGACAATGTGAAATTCGTCGGTTTCAATCGCACCTTGACAGCAGGTGAAAAATTGCGCGAAGAAATGGAAGGTGAAGGCTTAAAGGCGGACCAGATCGATCAAGAGTTTGCCCAAATCCTAAAGAGCGATCCTGAGGCGCAAGCCAAGCTCGCACAGGAGTTTACCGAAAACGTGCCGGCAGAAATGGACATGGATATCACGATCGAGGAATCGCCCGACGTGGTGACAATCCAGCAAGAGCAATTCGAGCAATTCGTCACGCTGTTGTCGTCGGGCGTGCCGATCAATGACCCGCGTTTCCGGGTGCTGGTCGAAATGTCGGCGCTCAGGACCAGCGTCAAGAAACAGATTCTCGATATCATCGACGGCGGCACGGCACCAAGCGAACAGCAGCAGGAACTCGAAGCGTTGCAGTTGACCGCCACCAAGGCACAGGTCGAAAAACTGATGGCCGAGGTTGACAAGATCATATCCGAAACCGAACGCAACAAAACAGAGTCGGTCAAGAATATCGACGACGTTGAAGGCAATATCGAACGTGCCGCGCAGTTGGCGACTGAGATATCCGATATGCTCGCGAAAAACAGCGAGGTTATGCAGGGTGCGTTGACCGATCTCGCGGGCACGATGACGGCGCCGCGCCGGTTCATCACCGACACCGAAGGGCGTCCGACAGGGGTTGAAATCATACCAGGGTAGAAAAAACCATGACAGTCACTTACAACACGACACTGAAAAACACCCGCATGGATGCGGTCGATGACGCGATCAATTCCGGCGTCGGAACCGCCGTGCTGGAAATCGGCACCGCCGGCATGGGAACGGTATTGGCGACGATCGACCTGCCGAATCCGGCCTTCGGTGCGTCGGCGTCTGGTGTGATAACCCTGCAAGGTGTGCCGTTGTCCGACACATCGGCAGATGCTACCGACACGGCCGCCGAAGCGCGGATCAAGGATCGCGACGGCACCGCCGTTATCACCGGCCTGACAGTCGGAACGTCGGGGACAGATATCATTCTCGACAGCGTTTCGATCACAAGTGGGCAGACGGTCACGATCGATTCTGGAACGTTGACGCATGGCTGATGACAGACCCGATTCAATGGCGCATCTATTATTGGGATGAGACGACCGCCGATAATCGGGGCGGTCGTCCGCGCGCGCTTGGTGTTATCTGCATTGCCGTCGTGAATCCAAGCACCGGCATTGATCTGGTTCGCGAGTTTGATCATTACTGGTTCGACGGCATGGAATGGTTCGGGGCCGACACGTTCGGCATTCTCGACAATTTGGCGCAAGGGATCATGCCGGTTTACTATTGTCGGGGCACGGCGGTATCAAAAAAACTCTATCGGGAAATCATCGAACGCGCGCTTGACGACCCGGATACGCCGAGAAAATCGGCGCATCAGAAATGCGGCGAGACGCCACGGCGCAATAGGTGATCGCTGATGGGCCACGCCTCACCAGTCGTCAATCAAGAGAATTTCCGCTTCGGCGCCGACGGCACCGAAGCCGCGCACGGTTGGCTGGCGGCGGAAAACACCGATATCACCGCAGGATCAGGCGAGGATATCGCGCTTGACACCCTGTTTCTGGTGCGCATCAGGATCGACGAAGCCAATTCGGCGGCGATCAACAATGTCGATGTCGAATTGCAATATGAAAAAAACGGCGGCGGCTGGAATAACGTCACCACGAGTTCACAGAACGTCCAGGCGGTCGCGTCGGCCAATCTGATCGACGGCGGCGACACCACCGAACGCCTGACCGGTGCCACCGGTTCTTTCCAGACCACCAATGCCGGCGTATCCGAAGACGGCACGGCGGGCGGTGCCACGCTCGACCTGGCGCAAAACGAATATACCGAAATGCTCTATGTGATCCAGGTCGTCGATGCCGATGTTGCCGACACCGACACGCTCGATCTGCGGCTGACCCGCGACGGCGGCACGCTGATGGACAACGAGGCGACCGCCGACGAGCCGCGCATAACCGTCGTCAAGGGCGTGTCCGGCGATCTCGCCGCGACTGATGCGCAAGACGCGGCCGCGATTACCGGATCGGTCGTGGTGTCCGGCGATCTCGCCGCGACTGATGCGCAAGACGCGGCCGCGATTACCGGATCGGTCGTGGTGTCCGGCGATCTCGCCGCGACTGATGCGCAAGACGCGGCCGCGATTACCGGATCGGTTTCCGACGGTGCCGTCGCCGGCGATCTTGCCGCGACTGATGCGCAAGACGCGGCGGCATTTACCGGATCGGTCGTGGTGTCCGGCGATCTCGCCGCGACTGATGCGCAAGACGCGGCCGCGATTACCGGATCGGTCGTGGTGTCCGGCGATCTCGCCGCGACTGATGCGCAAGAC